AATCTTTGTAGGCATTAAACCAACTATCTATTTGTAGTTTACTAAAGTTATGTCCAAGTTCATCAGCTATGGCTACTACAGGGTCTACAACTTTTGATGCACATAAATTAATTTCATCTTTAAAAATAAGATTGTTTTCTTGTGACTTAAATGTAGTCCACACACTGCAATTCCAATAAAGTTTAGCTAACTTTGCTTTATCTAAATTGTCTTCTATTTTTTTATAAATTTGTTTATTTATTTCTTCCATGTCTTTTAGTTGACCTTGAGCATACCAAGGAGAAAATATAGGAGTAATCATTTTAAGCTCCATTTTTTTAATTTTACAAAATTATTTACAAAAGTAACTTCTCGATCCATTTTGCCATATTCTTCTGAACTAACACAGTGATTTCTAATTTTTAAATTTATTTTTTCTAAAGGAACAAACTGGCAAATAGGATCTCCAGGAGTAATACTAAACTTGTTACTTTTAGATTTATTTATTGCTTGTATAACGCTTGTGCTATGTTGATAGCAAAAATCTAACACACCATTTACAATAATAAAATTTACATTCATATGATAATGCAATGCGTTTGTTTGTAGAAAATTAATCTTACTGTTTGTTTTAATTTTCCAAGGTGGACAGATTTTTTCAAAAACATAATCAACTTTATTAAAATAAGGATCACTTCCCTCTAATGCAAAGTTCATCGGTGTTATTGGAGTTTGACCAGATTTTTCTTGTATATCTATGTTTACATTGTTGTTCTCAACTGTAACTGTAAAAAAGATCTCTGCCCAAGTTGGTAAAACTACACCTCTATTAATTAAATCGTGCATTCCTGGACAATGTCTAGGATGAACTGCACTTGATTCTAAAGTTTGTGTTGGAACTTTTTTAAAAAAAGAAGGTTTTATTTCATTACTTAGTTTAATTGGAAAATGATCAAGAACAGAACTGTAAGGTGTGAAACAATCTAAAACTACTGTTGGTGTTTTATGAAAAAACATTATGAGACAGCTAAAACATTTTTTATGCCAGTCCACTCTTCTTCAGATATATGATAAGTATACCAACCTGTGCCTATATACTTTTCTGTATTTATAGGAGGATTACCTCTGTGCATATGCGTCCAATTTGCTGGAAACATAACCATTGTGCCTTTTTCTGCTTTGATTCTTCTATTTTGTGCTAAAAATTCTGTTTCTCCACCCTCTTCTACATCATTCAAATATAAGTTCCAAACTAATTGTCTTTGCCAAATTACAGTATTTTCACAATGCCAGATATGAAAACCTCCACCCTTTGGTGTTTTTTGCCATTTAAAAGAATCAAAAAACCAAGTTCCTTTTTGAAAAGTATCTTTAATGTATGGATCACATTCAGCATAAGTTTCAAGACCTTTTTGCAATTCTCTTTGAAAAAAATAAATTAATTTCATAACGTCTTTGTTATTTTCTTTTTGAGCATATTCAGATAATAATCCATACCCTCTGTACTGTATGTCTCTTCTATGAATTACTTTATCTACTTTTGCTCCTATTTCATCTGCTTCGTTCATTATAGTTACTACATCATCACAAAATTCATCGGGAACAAATTTTGGCAAAACTAAAATATGATCTTTATAATTCATGTTGTCCTCTTATATAAGTTAAAAAATCTTTATGTTTTGTTTTTCTATTATTATTAAATATATTATTTCTTTTATACTCTGCAACTCTTATTTTTTCTGACCACTCTGGGTTGTAACTATTATATTCTTCAATAACGCTTAATTTATTATTTTCCCAAAAACCTATGCCATGCAACACGCTTGTAAAGTTAGGAGCCCAAAACAAAAGATATTGTGTTTGTTCAAAATCCTCTCTTATAGGCAATCTATTCTTCCATTTAAACAAATTGTTTTGCAAAGACAAAGGCACATTAATTTTTTTCACATCTCTCCAAAACTCTGTGTCTTCTCTTTTTACCATATAATGAAGACAAACAAAATCTCTGATGTTCTCCATAATATAATTAACTTTTTTATTATAGTCTTGTATATCTAACTCTGAATAATTATGTAAATAGTGAGCTAGTAAAAAACTTTGATTTATACTTGTTCCTATTGAGGTAGCCTCTAAAGGTTCAATAAAGTTTGCACTTAAACCTATGGCACAACAATTACCAATCCAAGTCTTATCTACTTTACCAGGATCAAATTTTATATGTCTAGCTATTTCTATTTCTTTGGGTAGCCTTCTTTCTAGTTCTTGTTTTGCTTCATCTTTAGTAATATAATTGTTATCAAATATATAACCATTTCCCCATCTTCCATAAACAGGTATTCTCCAAAACCATCCATACTTCATGGCTTTTGCTAAAGTATAAACATTATAGTTGTCTGTATCTTCAGTTTGAAAAGCGATGGCTTCATTTAATTTTAAATATTTGTTATAAGACTCCCATTTAGCACCTAACTTAGATATTAATAGACGTTTGAATCCAGTGCTATCAATATAGAAATCTGAAGTATATATTGTTTTTTCTCCAATAAGCTTTGATATATTGTTGTTTGTAATTTCTATATCTAATATCTCATCTTCAATAATATTGATGTCATACTGCTCACATTTTTTTAATAAAAATATATTTAATTTAAAAGTATTAAAATGAAATTGAGAAGGATATTCTACGTTTACGTCCTCAAGATGCAATTCATTTTTTATATGTAAAGGGTCTGTTGTTGCTATTTGATTTCTTAATAAATTACTACCATACACACATAAATATTGTGAAAAAGTTTCCATATGATATTCGGTAATATTGTGAAAATAAGGTTTAGGTGTCCAGTCTTCAAACATCACACCGAGTTTTATTGTAGCATCAGCTTCTTTGATTAAATCTATAGGATTTATATTGCAGTATTGCATGAAGCTTTTCCAATGTTCAGTAGATCCTTCTCCTACTCCAATAATGCCTATTTCTTTTGATTTAATTATATCCACTTCACGATAGGGAAATCTTGTTTTAAGTATCAAAGCAGAAACTAATCCAGCAGTTCCTCCACCAACTATCGTTATTTTACTTTTCTTCATAAGATAGACCAGGTATGTCTTCTCTTCCTATCAAATTAGGTTTTGAATCTAAAGGCTCTGGTGGCTCAAGTTTAGATTTTTTTGTAATCAACAATTCACCTTGTGTGGTTGTGGATACTAAAGGATCATTTAATCTGTGATATCCATATAACTTTTGATCGTCTGGTATATTCATATCAAGTAAAGAGGAGCTATTTGCAATGTGTATTTTTATTCCTTTTGATACTGCAATAGCTAACCAAAACTCACAACAAGCTCTACCAGCTTCAGCAAAAGCCACATCTTTGTGCGTAAAATCTACACCATATATGTGCATGTCTGTTACCTCTTGTGCTACGGCATAGGCAAAAGCGTATGCTACAGTATTATTAAGATAAGCATATTTTGTTTTTTGCAATACTTCTTGTAATGGATACTCAACAACATCTGGGCATCTCTCATCTAAACAGCAAGAAAAGATTGGCACTCCAAGTTTAGCTTTTAATCTATCTGCCATTGAGTTTGTTTGTTTACCAGCATTAGGCGTATCAAGAAATCTTGATGGAGGATCCATCATAAAACATTTATCGTGGTAAATAACTGAAGACATACTGTTTATTGCCCAAACTTCATCAAACTTTTCACTCCTAATTTTTGCTAAAATATATTCGTGAAAACTATTGCCCAAAGCAACTATTGCGACACTTTTCATACTGTACCTTTACAATTTGTGCATAGAATAGGTCCACCTTCAAGTGGTGGCATACTATCATCATAAACATCAAACACAAGATTAAAGCTAATAATTATTCTATCTTTGGTAGATTTATTTTGTAAGGTATGATGTGGAAGCCAAGCAGGAAAAATAAGCATTAAGTTTTCTTTAATAGGAACATGAAATTTTACCCCCTCGGTGGGAAATTCTTTTAATACACCTCTTAGATTTAACATTGTTTTAGATATCCATGCAGGATCTGTGAAAACAATATCGCAAGTATTTTCTTCTGCTTGAACATAGTAAACCCCACTCATCAAACAATTTCCATGAACATGTTGTGGTATGTATCCCCCTTGTGGATAAAAAGTAGTCCAAAGGTTGCCAACAGAGATTTTTACATTAGCTAAATTATGTGACTCTGTTAACATATGTGTGGACATATCTGCAATAAAATTAGCGCATTCTCTCCATTCTGGGTGATCACGCAAATTACTAGACAAAAAAGTCGTTACGCCCTCTTTATCTTTTTCTTCTTGATTATCAGATTGTCTTCCTAAATCCCAACTTTCAGATACCAATCCGTTTGTTTCTGGTTTGTTTTTCCATTTGTAACAAAGTTGTCTTAACTTTTCATGAAAAACTTTATTTTCATGGTTGCCTTGAAAAATAGGCACAGAAAAAATATCTCTCTTAAATGTCATCGAAGTGCTACCTTACTAAGTTTTTGGAACCCTCACCTGTCCATCTCTGTAAGCATCTGAATAATTTATACCTTCAGCATAATTCTTCAAACGACTTATAGCTTCTGTATACCGCGTATTGTATAGTTGAATCAAGTCATTTTCACCTTTCATGAAAGTATAGGCTTCTACAAGGCAACCATATAAGAGAGCGTTTGGTGCATTTGTACTAATCCATGTTGTTCCAGAATCATCTGTTGTAAGTGAAGTTGGTCTATAATAGTAATGTAATTCTACTGCTAAATCTGCATTTGGTGTTGGAGCAACAATAAAGTTTTCAACATCAAATTGTGCATAATAGATTGGTTCTCCAGTCGTAGCAGGGTTTGCTGTGTACTCTTGAATAAAGTTCACATCTTTTTGTAACAAGAAAACATTTTCACTACTAGAGTTAACGTAAGACAAAGAGAAAGAAGCTAAATAATCAGATGGCTTTTGTAAAAACTTATTACCACTTGTCATAGCACCAGTAACATTTTTTCTAAAATAATCTAAATCTACAGACTTTAATATTCTTTCTTCTGTATTTGTTATAAAAAAATCTAACTCATTTACAAAAGTTGTTTCATCGTTTTCTGTCCAATCTTGTATTGATTGTTTTAATGTAGTTAATGTAAAACTCATGATGTACTCACTGTCACTTCTCCAAGGCTACTCGTAGCCTTAAAGCTTGTTAATTTTTTACCTATTATACCATCTCCTGCATTTGTGTATACAACAAATGCAGTTAGGTCAGTGTCTTGATTTGGTCTTGGCTCATATAAGGCTGTTGGATCTGGCCCAGGATAGTTGGGCTCTAGTTGTGGATGTTTAGCTTCGTACTCATCTGGACCAACTTTCAAACCATTCCATTCTTTTACCATCTCACGAAGACGATAACGGAATCCAGATCGGTCTGAATAACCCCATGCTTTCTTGCCACTTGCGTACCTAGCCATTAGTACCTCAAGTATGATATATTCGGTGTTAGTTTAAGTGGTGTGCTGTTTGCATCCTCTGACATGGCTCTTTGAAATTCTTCTTCATAAACAGATTTTAATATTTGTATTCTATCTGGTGCTTTTTTCATAGATATGTAATAAGCAAGTCCTGCAGCCATACATGGTAAAAATCTAAAAGGAGCATCTGTTGTGTTAACTAAACTATCTGCATCTTGTATTCGTCTAACATAATAATATACAAGAGTATAAGATGTATCTGGAGTAGACCACAATGTGATCGTGGGAGTAGTTTGTCTATCAAAAAAATACTGGCTTGGTTGTCCACTATTATCTTTGTTAGGTATTCTTAAATACTCACCACGACTCATTTGTGTAAGAGTAAAATCAGTTCCAGAACTATTTCTTAGAACGACTTCTAATAAATCAACAAACTCACTAGATAATGTATATGTAGCTGTGCCAGATGTTACTGCCTTTGTTTCTTGTGTTACTGTCCATAAGTTAAGACCTCTGTTCGCCCAATCAGCGAACATAAGATTTAATGAACGTCTTGCAGTTCTAGCATCGTAACCAGTTCTCATTTCCAAACCACATCTTTCGTATGATTCTTCAATAAGTTCGGCTACATCTAGATCAAAATCTCTTGAGCCTGAAGTTGCCATTTATTATGTTGACCCCATCATTCTTTTGCGCATTCTATCTCTTTGCGCTTTTGTAGGAGAGATGTTAGTTCCTTTAAAAAACTTAGGTGTTTTTGTAGACATTCCATTAGTTTTTGTTTTTGGTTTACTTCCATTCCTTACACCTACTTTAGGACCATTCAATCCCATTTTAGAAGGCTTTGTATTCCTTGCAGCTTTAGGTCTTGGTGTTGGTTTATTAGTTATAGTTTTTGGTGAAACTTTCTTTTTATCACTCGCTAAATTAGTGGTATATTTTTTACCTTTGTATGTAAATGTTTTACCTGCACCTAATCTTTTTCTTGCATCTTTAAAAGCTGCTCCAAAACTTGAAAAAGTTTTTTTCGGCACTACACTTGTTTTCTTGCCACCAACAACTCGTCTTGTTTTTGTTTTTGTTTTTGTATTTACTGCAAAATCAGATACGTCTTTTTTCTTAGGCACGAATCCTTTTGCAAAATCAGATTTGTCTCTAGGACCTATCTTTTTTTTAGTTACCGCAAAATCAGAGACATCTCTTTTCTTCGGCTTTTTTTCCATTCTTTCCATGGTTATTTGCTCCTTCTTCTTAGTGCTTTTACTCTTCTTGGTTTACCAGCTGGTTGCCCTAGCCGATTCTTTTGTGATATTCTACTACGCTTTTCAGTAGAAGTCATCTCCTTAGTAGTTTTCGGAGTTTTTGAACTAATCCTTTTACTTGGGCGACAATACGGCGTACCCCTCTTCTCACCTTTTTGACGACCACATTTTTTACCCGTTTTAACATCTCTCCAGTCCTCCTTGAACCATCGTTTTAAAGCTAAACCTTTTTTTGTTTTTCGAACAGCCATTACGAATACTTTGTTTTCTTTCTTCTGTTAGACATTATGGCTCCACAACCTCTAGCTATGTTTTTGTTCTTAGTTTTTCTTTTTCTTCTTCTAACTGCTTTACCTTCTTTAGCAGTCATACTATCTTCTCTTTTCACTCTTTTGATAGCTGCATTTAAACCACCATCTTTTTTCTTATCTGGTAATTTTAAAAGTTCATTTTGTATAAGATCCATTTGTCTGACAGCTTCATCAACACTTATTTTACCTTCTCTTGCTAATTTACCTAAATTTTTAACTTGAGCCGCCATTGCTTTTTTGCCACCATTTATCTTGGTTATCTTGCCATTAGAAGCTTTTATGATAGCACCGTTAGCAGCTTTCTTTGTTTTCTTTTTACCACCAGTGCCATAGTTTGCTGCTCCGACTTTTCTGCATTTAGCGATAGCACCTGAGGCATACGCTGATGGAAAAACCTTATATCTGGCTTTTACTTTATGGTAACATGCGTCTTTAGGCATAATAT